TTTCTGGTGTATCACCTAGAGGTAAACTCTTAAACACATTATCAATCGCACCGAAAAATCTACCACCAACAGATTCAACACCACCATTGATTACACCCAAAATAAATGGTTGTTGTAATAGTTCTCCGTCCATAAAGAACCCGAGAACCATTTGTCCTGGATTAATTTTAGCAGATCCGCCATTTAGAACAGGCGCAAGAGGAAGACTTGCGGTTGGTAGAATTTCATCTGATGGATGGAAACCAATAGCTCGGACACGAACGCGTCCAAGCTGTGTAGGATCAGAAAATGTATCTTCGGCAATTCCGACGAACCAGATAAACTTTCCGTATGGTGTATTAGTTAAATCTCTCATATTTTAGTTGGTATCTTATCTTTTGAAACAAATGTGGGCACAGGATATGTGACGTTTTTATTATAGTTGTATGAGAATCCAAACTGATTACTTCTAGAATCTCTTACAACTTTACTGCCATTCGCGGTCATCGCTTTGGCTGGTTGACCTTGACCTAAGAAGTCTGTTCGACCCTGAATAAACGAAGCAGCATTTTGTTGTTTTTGTGGATCGGTAATCGCGTTCGCAACAGCGACGAGATATGATTTAGATAATGCGCCACCTCTTGCAGTATTAACAGCAATCAAAGCAGTATCAATATCTTTAATATTTCTCCACGCAGCAGGGTTGTTAAATGTTGGTTCGTATTGACCTCTTGCGTTTACAATACCAGCAACAGTAGATTGCTGATATGCTTTAGAACCAACGCGATTGTAAATACTCTGAGCGACATCAGCGCATCCTTGGAAATCATTACCAAATGCTTCGCGCGAACATATTGCTACCAAAGTCCAGAACTCAACATCTGGAGAGCCACCAGTAAATAATTCTTCAATAGCAGATTTCGTAGCTTCTAATGCACTTTGTACAGAGCCACCCAATCTTCTTAGAGAATTGAACATACCACTACCACTTATTGCTCCGTTGATAACACCAAGAACAAACGGTTGCTGTATTAGGCTTCCATCCATAAAGAAACCTAATACCATCTGACCATTTTGAATTGGTTGAGTTCCGCCACCAAGCACGGGAGACAAAGGTAAATCTGGTGTTGCTAAAATCTCAGATGATGGATGATAACCAAACGCGCGAACACGAATTCTACCTAATTTTAATGGATCATCAAATGTATCTTCTACCATACCGATAAACCAGTAAAACTCATCATAAGGTGTATTACTCAAATCCCTCATGGTGCACCGTTCAGCACATCTTTTTCGTATGCATCTTTGTACAAATCAACATAAGTTTGGAATACAGTATCTTTAACGTTGTGCTTTACAGCACCAACGATAAAATCGCCAGATTGTCGATTTGAATCTTCGTCATCTTCATATGCACTTTTAGCAGGAACATTTAGGTTTACAATATCTCCTGGCTTTATAGCAGGATTACCATAGACTTCAATTGTAATCTTAGTTTGTTCAAGCAACGATCTTTGCGCGCGAGCGTAGAGGTATTTTTCTTCTAGATAATCATCGCGTTCCCAAGCATTCTCAGAAACTGCAATATATGAAGCTGGTGTAAAATCATATTTTAATCCACGTGGATCTAATTCTTTATTTCTAGCGAATATGGGGTATGAAGTATCAATCGCACTGTTTTCTCCCAACAAAAATATATTCTTATTGTCATCTTCATACTTAAAAGTTTTGGTTGGTGTTTTTACTTGTCTGTTTACCAAGTCGATTAACACTATTTCACTTCTAAGCACACCAGAAGCAATTAGATCAAAATAGTTTGAATGGTCGTATTGAGAAAGATATAACACTCGAAAATAAGCTTGTTCTACACTGTTTCCAGTTGTAGGATTATTTCGTTCAGGATAAAATGTATATTTCCATGCTCGTTGCTTGTTTATATCACTAGCAATCGATCTGGCAGTTCTTAACTTAAATCCCTGATAATCTTGATAAAAGAAATATGTACTATCATCTGATTGAGAGGATAACGACTGCGACAATAGTCTAGATATGGCATCAAAAGGTTTAATCTGATGAAAGATAAACCCATTTTTAATAACATTCTTACTATCAATCCAGTTATCACCTGTTCCGATTTTTTCAGCTTCAGTAATGAACGGGGTGACAGGCTTGATAAATCTATCCTCCACGATTTGCTTTATGACATCAGTTGGCTTTTGCTCGGGATAGAACTGTTGCAATGGCCACGCATTTGTTACTGCAGGAAAAGTATAAGCAACAATGTCATATACTCTTTCTTTCTGACGAGTAGTTTGAATTGAGTTTTCTATGTTTGTTACATAGAATTTAAGAAATATCTTATTCTCTGGAGCATCATCCTCAAACTTAAATAGTGTGACTTCTATTACACTACCAAGGGCAAGCAATCCGTCTTCGACTAGATTTATACCATCTATCAATGAAATTTCTAGGCTTATTGCATATCTAAGAAGAGATTGCTTTAACGAAATAGAATTGATGAGTGTTGCTATACCAACACCAGGAACTTGGTCTGAGATGTCTTTCTTCAAAACAACAGAATAACTAAACTCGGTTACACTATCGTTGTTGTGTGTAATCAAGCTCGTGTTCAACTTATTTTCCATATTATCCTCTTAGACTTCTTTCTAATTCCAAAGAAATCTGTTTACTAAATCTTCTATCAATAAGTCTAATATTTCGGTTTTGCTCGTTGAGTTCAAATTCTTTGTCATATGCATAAATTGGAACAAACCATCCATCCAAATCGTCACCATCAAAAACATAGTTAAATGTGTTAAGCGAATATCTTTCGTCAGATACGCTATCTGCATATTCAACAACTAGAGTTTGTGCTGCTGCAACAGAGCCATATTTGGTTATGATAAATTGTTGAAATTCTTCATTGCTCAAAACCCAATCAAAATAAGGATCTACTATCTGATTAGAAAGCAAAACTAACCAAGAATAATCAACAGACCCATAATAGTTATATGCTACCATGGATGGCTTTTCGCCGTCCTTAACTTCATAAGTATAGAACAATGACTGACCCAACAATATTTCTTTGATGATGTTGGATTTTAGCATGATGTTTCTAAGAACAACACCATTATACTCTATTAGTGGAAAATTGCTAAAATATTGTTTTGCCATTTATCATTGTGCCTTATGTGTTTGCAGATGCGCTAGATGTATAAAGCGGTAGAGGTTTAAGTTTTCTACCAGTTCTATCTGTGTAATTTATCTTCTCTTGTAAAGATTGTACTTCCGTAGCGATTTCATCCATATTTTCTTCGAGTTTGGTTTTTTGTGTCTCAACAGAAACTATTTTATTTTGGATAGCTATCTGCGCGGATCCGGATGGAGCTAGACCTCTGTTGGAGTTTCTTGTATCTATTTCCTGTTGTAATTTATTTCTTTGATCAAATTTTGCTTTCCAGTCAGCAACTTTTTGATTAATCTGCAGCTCGATTTCCTGCTGGCTGTTAGCAACAGCAGTTTCAGAAGCCGCATCAGATTGAGAATTGTCAGATTCTACTGCAGGTATAGTTTGTTGTGGAGTCATAGATGGATTTCCGAAATTCATAATGACTTCTTTATTCAAAGGAAATATTTCCTTAAAAGTAAGCGATAAGGCGACTGATTGCGGCGCATCTGCAGTTGTAAACACATTAAAACCATTTGGAGCATGGCTAACTTCAATGTTGCTGAGCACGCATCTCGAAAATGCATAAAGGAATTCTGTACCTTGAAACGCCAGATTAAATTCGTGCGGCAATTCTAATATTAAATTACTTGGCTGAGGAAGAGCAAAGTATCTTAATTGATTTATGATTTCGCGCAATCTAATAGATTCTTCTACACTCTTTGGCTGAAACACCCAATCAAACGTAAATGTTCTAGTATCAACATTCTCAAATATGTTTGCTGCAAATGGATTTGGTACATTTCCAAAGAATGCAGTTGCTACACCTTTTGGAGCAATTCCTTGCAACAAAGTTCGTAATACATAACTTCCTGCTGCAGCACCAAGCGGTGATAGCGCACCGCCATTACCAACCAACTCGCGCGCTTCCTGACCTAAAGCATACCCGCCAGCGAATGCGCCCAGATCTTCTACGCTGTAACCAACGCTTAATTGATCTCTAGGAATTTGTGTTGGTAGTGGTAAACAGATATATGCGCTAGATTTTATTGATTCTACTGTAATTAACTTTGCAGAAAAGTCACTTAGAATATCATAAAGATTGCCTTGTAACTGTTTTGCAACCTCTTCTGTTTGTTGATCTTTTGTTAGATCTTTCGTGTTTTGCGCTGGAGTGTTGACAGACTCTCCGATATTTTTACCAATCAGTGTCTTCAAATCTGACTCAAATTTCTTAAAAGAAGTTTTTACAGGCTGAATGATAAAACTATAACCGATACTATTATCTTGTTCATTTAAGAATGAGATAGTTTTACCGACCTTGGTTTCTTCTTTTTTCTTGGCAATAGTTTTATCGGCATCATTATTGCCACGAGGATTAGCTTCTGACATATAAATACCTTGTTGATTATACTCTTTTATTTAGGCGACGAAATGGCATGGAAAGGAAAATACGCGGTCAAGAACCCAGCTAAATATAAGGGTGACCCGACCAAAGTTATTTATAGGTCAAGTTTAGAACTGAAGTTTATGAACTTTCTTGATACGCATTCTGATGTAATTGAATGGAACTCAGAAGAAGTCGTAGTGCCATATCGCTGCGTTACAGATAATAAGATGCATCGATACTTTGTAGACTTCTGGTTTAAGAAAAGAACGCCAGATGGTAAAATAGAAAGTATCCTCGTCGAGATTAAGCCATTGGCTCAGACTCGCGAACCCAAGAAACAGCAGCGAAGAACTAGACGCTATATTAACGAAGTAATGACTTGGGGCAAGAATCAATCGAAATGGAAAGCTGCCGAAGAATATTGTAAAGATCGTGGCTGGAAGTTTCAAATTATAACAGAGAAGGAATTAAACGGCTGATGGCTGCATATATTTACACTAGATTGGTGAGAGACGCTACGAAAGCTGGCGTAGACTTGACATCGCATACCAAAAAGGCAGTTACATGGCTAAGATCCAAGTATACAGAAGTTGGTAAGAATGCGGTTGTTCCCTCTAAGTTTAT